AGCGGGTCACTTTCGCTGATCTTCACGACACCATGTTTGCGCAGATCAGCTTTGCAGGCAGCAATCAAATCTGCAACTTCATCATCAAACGCGGTGTTGTCTCTGCGGATGCGCAGACACTTTTTTGCAAAGTCAAGCACGTTTTACACCTCGCAGGTTAAGAGCCGACGACCTTTGCGGTTTCGCCCTTCTTGATGATGATGACGCCGTTCGGGTCAAGCAGCTTGCCATCGCAGATGTGCAGTACCTTGGTCTTGACGGTGTTATCGTCGTGATCCATCCACTTGACGGCGGCAAACTGACCGTTGCTGTTCTCGGCGTAGTCGCTGGGGTTGAAGTACACGGCAACGACATCATCCTTGGCGGCGGCATCGAAGTTGGCGATGATGTCATCCTCGACGGTCTCCACAGGCTTGCCGCAGAAGCGGTACGTCTCTCCGCCGTCGATGCCGTAGTTCACACGCCCGATGGGCTGGCCGTTCTTATCGACCATGCCGTCAATGTAGCCGTCAAACGTGCCCTGCGCCATGACAAACTCACCCTTGCGGTACGCCTTGGGAATCTTGGCAATAACCTTCTTGTGCCATGCGGAATAGTCGCCGATCTCATCAGGGGAAAGAACGACAACATTCTTGGTGGGCACGCGGCTGTCCTTGGTGATGCCACGGAACTGCCCGCTGCCGGTGCCGGAAATAATGGCCTTTTCTTTGGCGGTAACGATGGCTTCCACAGCCAGCGGCACAAACATCTGCTGGAACTCATCGAAGGTGACGATGGACGCAAGCAGGGTCTGTGCGATTTTGCATTCCAGACCGTAGTAGCTGAAGGAAACCTTCGTGTTGGCGGTCAGCTTCTGATCGTCGCTGGACTTACTCTCGCCAATCCAGTTGGCGGTAGGCTTCAAGGTCAGAATCGGGAACTCGACACCGCCTTGCACATTCAGCTTGCGGATTTTGGCGTACAGGTTGCCGTAAGACTTCATCTCGCGGATGATCTCGCGGGTGATCGTGGTGGGAATGACCGCGCTCGCGTCGGTGGTGGTCGTGGTAGCGGCCACATTCAGCATCGGGGCCACGCTGGCGCGCAGATCGGCGGGAATCTCGGTGCCGCGGCAGACGAAGTTCATAAACGCCGTGCGGTACTCGTTCGTCTCGCTGGGGTCGGTATGGGCGGTCTGGGCGCCGAAGTTGTTGATCGTGAGCATCTGCGGGGCAGCGTTGGTCTGGGCGGGGGTCACATCGGGCAGGTTGTAACTGCGGTTGCCGTTTTCCAGCGCGGCCAGATTCGCGCGGGCCTGTGCGGCAGCTTCATAATCCGCGTCAAGCTGGTTGATCTCATCGCGGCAGCGGTTGGAAGTCTCGATGTCGCCCGCGTCGATGGCGGCGCGCATATCGTTCAGCAGTTTGGTGCGCTGGGCATTGTACTGCTCTTTCGTCATCATGTTAGACAACTCCTTTTTTGATAAGATTTTCATAATCGGTTTTGGCCTGCGCCAAAGCAGCGGCGTTCTGATCGCGGAACATGGCAAGCGTCTTTTGCACGACGCTTTCGGGCAACAGCCCAGGCACGTCGGCGGCGACAAGTTCGCCGCCCATGACTTCATCCACAAGGCCAAGTTCCACGGCGCGGCGGGCATCAACCCATGTTTCCGCGTCCATCATGGCGCGGATTTCATCGCGGGTTTTCCCGGTCTTGCGCATATAGGCGTTGGCAAGGGCATCACAGGCAATATCAAGCCGATCGCCTGCACGATGCAGTGCGCGGTAGTCTCCGTCGGCGCTGCTGTACACATTATGAATCATCATCTGACCCACGGGAGAAATCATGCTGTGCCCGGCCATTGCAATGACGCTGGCAGCGCTGGCGGCGTAGATGATCTTGATATTGACCTCGCCGGGATACTCGCACAAGGCTGTGTAAATGTCCGCCCCGGCATGAACATAACCGCCGCCGGAATTGATATACACTTCAATGGGCTGTCCGTTTGCGGCGGCAAGGGCATCCGCAACGTCTTTCGGCGTGGTGGATTCCATGTCAAACCAGTCGTAGACGCGCTTATAATCCTGCGGGATAATCACGCCTTTTACGTTTACTCTCATTCGGTTTCACCTCCCGACTTCGTTTGTTTTACGGGCGCGGTGTCAAGACGGCGGATGGGTTCGTCACCACCTGCCACAGGGGCAAGGCCAAAGACAGCGCGCCACTCGTTGGGCAGCATAGCGCCACGGTCAACCATGGATTCAAGGGAAAGTTTCGTGCTCATGCTGGCGTATTGCAGATTTGAACTTTCCAGATACAGCTTGTTCCCGAATGCGCGCTGCCGACGGTTCCACAGTTTGCGTGTGTGCTCGGCAGCGATTTGCAGCAGATCGGGTTCAACTTGGGCTTCGTAGTAGCTTATCCACTCATTTTCCGAAAAAGAGGATTTCACGATTTTTTCGTTTGTGTTGAAGAAGCTGTACAGCCGCGTGATGTTGTTCTGACTTTGCAGGGCGTTGGGCACATAGTCGTGCGGGGTAAGCTGCACGGCATCGGCTTTAACATCCGTGCCAGCAACGCCTTTGCTGTTTCCGGCATCGAGAAACGCATTTGCAAAATTTTCCGTCTGCTTTTGGATGTCTTCCGGGCGCATACCGCTGGCGGCAAATTTCAACAGCCAGCGGACAACCGCGCCATTGCGAACCGCGTTGATAATGCTGCGGTCAGTCGTGCCGATGACCTCCATGATATTTTGCAGCGCAGGGCCGGGTGGCGTGCCGAACACGTCATTTTCGTTGTAATCGTTGCGCAGATGGATAACGTCGGTATAGGCAAATGTCCATGTGCTGCCGTTCGGCAACCAGAATTGCAGCAGCAGTTCGCCCGCTTTGTTATAGAGGGCCTGCACGCTGCTGGCGACGATGGGAAACAGCGCAACGGGGAAACCGTTGTCATCGCGCTGGATAAGCGCAAATGCATTGTTGTTCAAGATCAACTGCGTTTCCATTTTCTCCGCGTACATCTGCCACGTCATGTACTGGTTCGGTTCTTCCAGCAACAGGCGAATGTAGGGGTCTGGGTTCGTCTGCGTGTTGGTTTTGCCGTCCGGGCCGATGGTCGTTCGGATGTGGCGCGGTGTGGCCTTGCCCACGGCCTTGATTTTCGGGCGGATGCAGGCGCGCACGATGTCGCTTTTGTACAGGTTCCCATCGTAGACATACAGACCGTTGCCTGTCTCCGTTACCATCTTGACTTGTGCTGCGGTGGGACTGCGGGCGACAGCCGCGCGCAACCGTTGAAAAATTCCCATGTGGGCATCCTCCGATCAAATCATACTTTTGTAATCATCCTGCCGGTCTTGGAACACAACAAAAGCATCCAGCAGAGCGGCCAGACCATCAATGCGTTTGCGTGCCTTGCTGGTTTTGTTCGGCTTGATGTTGCCGTTTTTATCTTCCACAATGCCCGTGTTGGCAAGGCACCATTTCAAGACAGGGTTATTGTTGTAAATGATAAGTTTGCTATCAAAATCAGCACCTAACTGCTTCATGGGCAGTGACAAGGTTTTCATAGTCTGCTGCACAGGCACGAACACGCCCTTTCCGAAAGTATCTTGTATTTCATCTACCCAGTAGCTTGCAGACCATGCATCATATCCGCCGCAATAGATGTAGCAGTCAAGTTCGTTCTGAACTTCAAGAAACCATTCCGTGACATCTTTCTGCCGGACTTTGTTGCCCTCACAGGTACGCAGATAGCCTTGTTCTTTCCACAGGTCGTAGGGAATACGATCTTCCCGCACGCGGCGTTCAAGCAGTTCTTCGGGCAACCAGAACATACACAGGACATAGATGTGCGGGTCGCCCGGAACCATGAATATGACGACGGCAGCGGTAAGGTCGGTAGTGCTGGAAAAGTCCGCGCCGCCGATGCCATACCGTGGCCGAAGCCGGCGCACGTCGAATGTGGCGGTGTTGTTCAACTGCTCAAAAGTCAGCCATGCTTCGCCGATGGTTTCGGGAATGTTGAAATCCTTGCAAAGCAGATTCTTCACAAGTTTCGGGTTTGCAATGGCTTTCTGCACCTTGGCCCGCAACTGCTCCACAGACTTGATCGTACCTAAGCCGGGGTTTGCCTTGGCCCAGCAGCTTTCGTCTGTCCATTCCTTGCGGCTGTCCAGTTCGTAGATGATGGGCAGGAAGTGTTCGTTTTTATAGCCGTTGTCATCATAGAAACCGTTTATGACATTTTCTGCTTCTTGATACAGATCATCGTACAGACCTTCGCGCACCGTGCCCGCCGTGGTAGTCTCGAAGATCATAGGCTGTTCGCGGGCGGTCACGCCGTCAACAATAACGTCATACAGGGCGCGCATCGGCGGTGCCCATGCGTGAATTTCGTCCAGCAGACCGCCGTGAACATTCAAGCCGTCCTGCGTGTCGCTGTCGTGGCCCAGGGGCTTGTATACACTGTCGTTGAAGTCGGAAACCATTTCAGCGACAAGCGGCTTGATCTTGCCATTCGGGGTTTTCCGTGTCCAGTGCAGTACAGGC